GATTAAGTTCTGTTATTTGAAGGATCCAAATCCTACAAGGGAGAATGTGATTTCTTTTATTCAGGATTTCCCAAAGGAACTCGACTTAGTTAGATTTGTTGATTATGAAACTCAATTCAATAAAGCATTCTTAGAACCCGTCAAAGCAATTTTAAATGCTATTGGATGGTCTGATGAAAAGAAAATTACTCTTGATAGTTTTTTTGGATGAAGTGGACTGTAGTATGGTCTGTATATGATGAAAAGGTTTTTGGACCTGTTCAACATTATAGAAAATTTGAGGATCTTAAGAATGCAAAGTGGTTTGCAAAGGAGATGGAAAAATGTTATAATTGGGCTATATGCGTTGATTCTAAACTCTTAGAGGATTTTTGATGGACTTTTTAAAAGAAATAGTAAAGGAAATAGGTGATGACTACACCCAACTCGCAGCAGACATCAACGAAGAAGAAGAGTTCATCGACACAGGTTCTTACATCTTTAATGCAATGGTGTCAGGTTCCATTTTTGGTGGTGTATCTGGGAATAAAATTACTGCCATCGCTGGCGAGTCTAGTACTGGTAAAACTTTCTTCTCCCTCGCAGTTGTCAAGAACTTTCTGGATAATAACCCTGATGGTTACTGTCTTTATTTCGATACTGAAGCTGCTGTCAATAGGGGATTACTTGAGTCTCGTGGTATAGATTTAAAGAGATTAGTTGTTGTAAACGTAGTAACAATAGAGGATTTCAGGCAGAAGGCATTAAAAGCAGTTGATATGTATCTAAATACTCCTGTGGGGGATCGCAAACCGTGTATGTTTGTGTTGGACTCCTTGGGTATGCTTTCTACAGAGAAAGAAATACGAGATGCATTGGATGAGAAACAGGTAAGGGACATGACCAAATCCCAACTTGTTAAAGGTGCATTTAGAATGCTAACCCTAAAACTTGGTCAAGCAAAGATTCCACTATTAGTAACAAACCATACTTACGATGTCATTGGTTCCTATGTCCCTACTAAAGAAATGGGAGGAGGCTCTGGTCTCAAATATGCCTCGTCTACGATCATTTATCTCTCAAAGAAAAAGGAAAAGGATCAGAAAGAGGTTATTGGTAACATTATTAAAGCTAAGACGGTCAAGTCCAGACTTAGTAAAGAAAATAAGCAAGTAGAAATTCGTCTATTCTATGATGATCGTGGTCTTGATAGATACTATGGTCTATTAGAACTTGGCGAACTTGGAGATCTCTGGTATAATAAAGCGGGAAGATATGAGATTGGTGGTAAGAAGTTGTATGCCAAACAAATTCTTGCTGATCCTGAAACATATTTTACTCCCGAAGTGATGCAAGCTTTAGACGAGGTTGCACAAAAACATTTTAGTTATGGATCTTCTTGATGGAAAAGGTTGAAACAACCATTCTCAAAAATTTAATCTTTAGTGAAGAGTATTCCAGAAAGGTATTACCTTTTATAAACAAGGAATATTTTGAGAGTTATCATGAGAAAGTAATTTTTGAAGAGATTGCTAAGTTCATTATTGAGTATAATAATCTTCCCACAAAGGAAGTTCTTATTATTGAAGCAGAGAGACGTACAGATATAAGTGATGATGGGTTCAAGGACATTTGTGATGAGGTTGGTGGGTATGAGAATATACCAACTGACATGCAATGGTTACTCGACACTACAGAGAAATGGTGTAAGGATCGTGCTATATACCTAGCATTGGTGGAATCTATTAGTATTGCTGATGGCAATAATGAAAAGAAAACACAAGATTCTATTCCATCTATTTTATCAGATGCATTAGCAGTTTCATTTGATAATCATGTAGGTCATGATTATCTTCAAGATTATGAGGAAAGATTTAAATTCTACCACAGGAAGGAAAACAAGATCGAATTTGATCTTGAATTCTTTAACAAGATTACGAAAGGAGGGTTACCGAATAAGACTCTCAACATTGCTCTTGCTGGCACAGGGGTTGGAAAGTCTTTATTCATGTGCCATGTGGCTAGCAGTGTCCTGCTCCAAGGAAAAAACGTCCTCTACATCACTCTCGAAATGGCAGAGGAAAAGATTGCGGAGAGGATTGATGCTAATTTACTTAATGTCAATATCCAGCAATTGCCAGAAGTCCCAGAAGTAATGTATGAGAAGAAGGTTTCTGCATTGGCAAAGAAGACTCAAGGAACTTTGATCATAAAGGAATATCCAACTGCATCAGCACATAGTGGACATTTTAAAACATTATTAAATGAACTTGCATTGAAGAAATCATTTAGACCTGATATAATATTCATAGATTATCTAAACATATGTGCTTCATCGAGATATAAGGCAAATGGTAATGTTAATTCGTATTCCTATATCAAGGCGATTGCAGAAGAACTTCGTGGGTTGGCTGTCGAAAGTAACGTACCGATTGTTAGTGCTACTCAAACTACTCGTTCTGGTTATGGCAACAGCGACGTTGACCTTACTGACACGTCAGAGTCTTTCGGACTCCCTGCTACTGCTGACCTTATGTTCGCTCTCATATCTACTGAGGAGTTGGAACAAGTGAATCAGATAATGGTGAAGCAATTGAAGAATAGATATCATGATCCTACTATGAATAAGAGATTTGTGGTTGGTGTTGATCGTGCCAAGATGAGATTATATGATTGTGAACAAGCAGCACAAGAGGATATAGTTGACAGTGGACAAGAAGAAGAGTATAATAATACACAAGACAAAATGAAAAAATTCGCTGCATTAAAATTCTGATGGCTAAAAAAGTAGATTTCGATAAGTATTCTGAATTCGTGGATGCTGTAACATCCGATGAATCAAAAGACTTTCTTGCACTTTCTGATCGTCTAGTACAGTTGGATGAGAAGGGTGCAAATATAGAAAGGTTACTCACTGCTGGTGTTGGTCTCAATGCTGAATCAGGTGAGTTTCTAGAGATCGTTAAAAAGATGATCTTCCAAGGAAAACCTTGGAGTGAAGATAACCGTGAACACCTTGTTATTGAACTTGGTGATGTTATATGGTATGCCGCAAATGCATGTATGGCACTTGAAGTATCATTCGATGAAGTAGTTGCATTGAATGTTAACAAACTTAAGAAGAGATATCCTGGTGGTCAGTTTGATGTTTACTATTCTGAGCATAGGGAAGAAGGAGATCGATGAAACCCACTGAAAATTACGAACAACTCTTAGCAAGATTTACTAAGAGAATCGCACAGATTAAAGCACAAGAACAAACAGATAAAACAGTTGAGCAACTTCACTATCTTCGTGGATGTAAGGAGACTGTTGAATATCTTATGACTGGTAAGTTACCTAATGATGGAAATCATGATGGTATGAAACACCATAAACCAAATACTAAATAACTCCAGATATGGAGTGGAAATGCTACACATGAGAGAACAATTATTAAGAGCAGTCCTTGCACACGCTCAAGGTGAAATCGAAAAGCATAAGGTAAACGTGAATGTTTACTTAGAACATCCTGTTGGTATTGGAGAGCATTCAGATATTACTGAAGCAATTCAATGTGAGTTGGATAAGATTGCACGGTATCAGGATCAGATTGATGTCCTCAACAAGTATTTCAGAGGCCCAAGTGATAAATAGTTAGTTAACATACTATTCACATTACATGCAACCCGATCACGATCATCAACCATCCGACAGAAAATACGCAAAGAAACTTATCAAGATAGCAAAAAGACATCCAGAATATTATAGTAAGGAAGAAGTTATATTTGCCAAGAGAATGAAAAAGTTACTTAAGAAACCTAAAACGGATTAGTAATTATGGCCGAACAAATCCCAACTAGTATACAGGAAGAAATTTCTGCAGAGTATTTTGATGTTTTTTTATCAAATAATTGGGATGTTAGTGATCAAAAATATCGAAAACTTCTATCAGATTGTTTTGGTAAGAATGGTAAGTTTCCTTTCAAAACAGCAATAACATTACCACCTACTCCTACAGGATTAAGAAATAGACAGGAATGGAAAGATAGTTTTGAGAAGCAATGTTTGGGATTACAACAATATATGATTTCTCGTAATGTACCTTTCTCTGGATGGAAGTGGTCTAGAGGTGATGGTATGATGGGATTTTTAAATGATATTGCACAAGATAGATGTGGTGTTAGTACACTGGATAGTTGGAATCCAATGGATATTGTTGGAGTTCAATCTGCTAAAGAAGCTGAAATGAAGAAAAGGATTGAACGTAATGTTATTAAGGGTGTCCCTAAAGATATTAATGTGGGGATATTGAATGGCATAATGATAGAGTATGTAAAGAGTAAAGATTTGATGCCAATTTCAT